TGCACTGGTCAGAGGCTGGCCCGTTGTCAGTGGAGAACCCACAGAAGGCTGCGCGGATCCGCCGCCAATCGCTCAACGCCGTGCCGACCGGAGGCCGCATCGACATTGAGACGACGATGGAAGGCGGCACCTACGGCGAGGCCTACGCCCTGTTTAAGGACGCACTCAGCACCCACGGCCAGCCGCTCACGGCCGAGGACTGGCAGTTCTGGTTTTTCGCATGGTGGCAGCATCCGGACTACGTGCTGGAATCCGGCCCGAACTGGGTCGCCCCGGCGGAGCAGGCCGCCTACTTTGCGCAGCTTGGTACGGAGCATGGCATCCAACTCACCCGCGCACAGCAAGCATGGTACGTTGCCAGAGCGAGGGTGCAGGGTCCGGACATGTTCACGCAGTTCCCATCGACACCGGACGAGTGCATCCGCAGCGTGGTGGCTGGACAGATTTACCCGCAGATCACACAGGCCCGCGCCAAGGGCCGCGTCATGCAACTGGACCCGGAACCCGGCGTGCCGCTCCTGACGGTCTGGGACATCGGGATTGCCGACGCAGCCGCCGCGTGGCTTGTGCAGGTCATGCCCAACCAGATTCTGTGGCTCCGGCACTACGAGCAGACCGGGACCGGAGCCGCGCAGACCGCCGACCAGATCCGCGCATGGTCGCAGGAGATGGGCCGACCCATCGCGCTCAACCTGTTCCCGCACGACGTGGACACCAGAGACAGAGGGTCCGGTCTGTCCTACCGCAGCCAACTTGTGGCCGCCGGCATTCCCGACATCAGCATCCGCACGGTGCCAAGGGTCAGCAACATCTGGCTGGGTATCGGGGAACTCCGGAAGGTTCTCTCGCGTTCCTACTTCGACAAGCGCACCGACGTGCCGCGAATCTCCGAGACTGGCGCAGACCTTCCGTCCGGGCTGGGCTGCCTAGAGAACTACCGGAGGAAGGTAGAGGGTGGCCGGGAAATCCCGGTGCATGACCATTGCAGCCACACTGCCGACGCCGCCCGACAACTGGCGCAGGCAATGGCCGATGGGCTGCACCTCTACGACCCAGCGCCACTGGCATCCGCCGGACCTGTCCGCGTCACCCGCTTCCAATGACGCCCGCGCAGATTGCCATGGCCATGCACGAAAACACGCCGGGAGTCGGGTTTGCTGACGCCATGGCAGCCCACCTGTCCCATGGGTTGATCCTCTCCACGGCCACCGCATTCGTCATGGCCCGCCCGGTGCGGGACTGGCAGCAGATGGCCGACCCGTGGCAGGCGCATCCCGGTTCCGCGCTCTGGTACGTCTGGGCAGCCGCTGGCGACCTCGGGGAATTGCTGGCATTTCTGGCGTCAAGACCGGAAATATCCGCACTTGTGTATCATCGGCACGGCCGCAGGATTTTCCGGAACGCCCATGAGATCCGGAAATTCAAACGCCGCCCAGAAGGAAGCCGAAGCGAACCGAAAGCTTTCGCAGCGCCAATTCAGCCAGCAGATGAAACTGATGGAGAAGCAGCTGAAAGCCCAGAAGCAACTGGCACCACCAGCACCGGAGCCGATGGCCCCGATGGCAACCCGGTCAGCCTCTGACGCCGCAGCCCAGCGCCGCGAGATGAGCCGAGCAGCCGGACGCCGATACGGGTTCGCCCAGTCCGTGAGCGGTTCGATGCTTGGAAGCCCAACCATCCTATGACGCTGGCCGAACGCCTACTTGAGGAACTGGCGCAGCTGGACGGTGACGCGACCAGTTGGGAAAACATCTGGCGGGAATGCGCGGAACTTTGCCTGCCGGAACGCTGGCTCACGTTTTCCACGGCCAGCAACACACCGTCGCCCTCCATCCGGAAGTATGCAGCCATTGCCCAGGACTCCCTGCGGGTTCTGACCTCCGGCCTGCTTGGATGGACGACACCGTCACAGACTCCATGGTTCCGGTGGGAGCCAACCGAAGGCCGTGAGGGATCGGAAGCCCTTAAGTCATGGCTCGCCCAAAGCAGCCAGAAAGCCCACCGGATTCTCGGGAACTCCAATTTCTACACCGTCGCCCACCAGTTCCACCTTGAGCGATGCACCTACGGGACCGCAGCCATGATGGTCGAACCGGGCCGCAACGGTGCCGCGCTCAACTTCAAGCTTTGGCCCGCCGGATCATTCAGATTCTCCGAGAACGCAGCCGGCATTGCCGACCGGGTCTTTCGGAAGTATCGACTGACCGCACGCCAAGCGGTCGAACTGTTCGGACCAGACGCGCCGGACCAGTGCCAGAAAGAGGTGAGCGGCAACAAGGGCAACACGCTGCACGAATTCCTGCATGCCATTGTCCCCCGCGCCCCGGCCGACCGAAACCCACGCGGTGGCCCGTTCGGACTCCCGGTGGCCAGCTACCAGATTCACAAGGCGTCCAAGAAGATCACGGCGGAATCCGGCTTTGAATCAATGCCCGTATTCGTGAGCCGCTGGCTCCGGTGGCACGACGATTCCGTGTGGGGAATCAGCCCAGCCATCATCAGCATTGCCGACATCGAAGGCGTGAACAAGGTCAACCGCCTCCTCGACGCCCGCATGCAGCTAGGCGTGGAGCCGCGCATCATCGCCAAAACGGGAGCCGTTGGCCACATCGATCTGAGCGCCGGCGGAGTGACGCAGGTGCGCGACATGGCCGACGCGCCGCAGACTTGGGCAGATTCCGGAGCCGATTACCGGATCGGAATGGACGTGCTGGAGCGGAGGGAGCAATTCATCCGCCGCGCCTTCCATGCCACGCTCTTCGAGGCCGTCTCACCCATCGACCGGGAGATGACCGCCACCGAGATCCTCGCCCGCCAGCGTGAGCAGGTTGGCCAGATCAGTCCGGCATTCACCCTGCTGACCACGGAATTCTTGAACCCGCTCCTCGAAGCCGTCTTCATGAGGCTGGTCATTTCGGGGAGGTTTGGCGAGGTGCCGCCGGACGCCGTGGCAGACACGCCAAGCGGACAGCAGATCCTCTTCCCAGCCACGGTGCAGACCAGCCGTCTGGCCTTCGCTGTGGACAGCCTCAACTCCGAAGCCCTGCTCTCCACTGTTGGGGAGATGGGTCCGCTCATCCAAGCGCAGCCGTCCCTGCTCGACAATCTGAACCTCGACCAAGCCCTCCGCGAGATTGCCCGTGGGCGTGGCGTTCCAGCCGACTGGATCAACGACCCCGACGCCGTAGCCGAGATCCGGCAGGCGCAGGCCCAGCAGGCGCAGCAGCAGCAAATGCTTGACCTTGCCGCCAAGCAGCCAGAGCTTGCGGCCCAAGCCGCGCAGGCTGGCATGATATGACTCCGCTGGAAAACCAACTCGCCCGCGTGGGGCTGCTCGACCGCTTCCGCGACTCCGCACGCTCCGCACTCTCCGGCCAAGCCGGGACCGATCTGGCCGAATGCCTGATGGCAGTGGCCCATCCCATGTATCCTCCGGAAGGCAGGACACCGGAGGACGTGGCCCGAGAAATCGGACGCAGAGAAATCGTGTCCGCCCTCATTCGCAGCACAACCATCGACCCAGCCACACACCATGAGCGAGACGACCGAACCTACGCCGCCCTCCGATACCCAACCCTCACCTCCAAAACGCCGCCGCCGGAAACCGCAGGTTGAATCCGTCGCCATCGCCTCCGTTGGCGGAACCGGAGAAGCGCCCACGCAAGAACAGCGCCAAGCCTGGACTGTCGGCGCATTGCTCGCCCTCGCCCGTGAGGCAGGCGTCCAATTCCATTGGCTCGCCGGGGAGCAGTCGCCCGCGTTCATCAAGTGGGTGCAGATTTTCCATCCCGATGCCATGCCCACGCTTCGCGCCGCGGGCTGGAACATCGAAGCCCTTCTGAACGAACCACGAATCCAATGAGCGAACAAGCACCACCAGCACCCACGCCCGCACCACCAGCGCCACCGACGCCCGAACCGCCACAGGCCGCGCCGTGGCACGCCGCGCTTTTCGCGGACGACTCCGGGAAGTTCGCAGCGGACTGGACCTCGAAGCTGCCAGAATCCCTTGGGGACTTCCGCGCCATGGCCGCACAGTATCCCGACCTCGGGACGCTGCTGAAATCCCACCGGGACAACATGCAGGCGGCCCGCTCCAAGGGACTGAAGCTTCCAGGGGAACACGCCACGCCGGAAGAGCAGCAGGCATTCCAGGTGGAACTGCGGAAGGTACGCGGCGCACCGGAGACGCCGGACGCCTACGACATCCCCGCCCCCGAAGGTCTGCCGGAAGGCACAGACTGGAAAACTGCCACCGCTGAATTCCGCGCCGTGGCCCATGAGCTGGGGTTAACTCCCGCCGAAGCCCAGCGCCTCGCCGCCTTCGACATGCAGCGGCAGAAGGCCGCGCAGGATCAAGCCGCGCAACTGCGTCAGGGATTCATCGAAGCCGACCAGGCGGAACTCCGGCAGCGCCATGGAGACAACGCCAACGCGATTCTCGCCGAAGCCCGCCAAGCCGCCGCCGAATACCTGCCAGCGGAAGCCTTCGACCCGACCAGCGACGCCTTCATTGGAGTGGCAGCGGTCGATGCGTTTGCCGCACTGGCCACCAAACTGCGGCCCGCAGGACACATCCCCGCGCCGTCCGTTGCCAATCTCAGCCCAGCCGATCTGGCCCGGGACATCCAGACCAACCCGAACAACCCGGACCACGCCGCATTCGTCAGCAGCAGCCACCCGCGTCACAGCGCCGTGGCCGCAAAGGTGACAGCACTCTGGAAACAGGTGCCATAATCTGGCAGGCATAGCAGCCGGAGGATGGCTCCGGAGCGGTTTGTGAGTTCGACCTTGGTGAACACTGCCGGCCCCGCCTTGGAAACAGGGCGGGGTTCTTTCTTGACCACACGCGGGCTGCGCATACTGGACGCCGTGCAGGCATAGAGCCGGAGGATGGCTCCGGACAGGGTCAGTCTTCCCCTTCTTTGAACACTGCGCAAAACTCTTGACGACCGCTGCGAAGATGGCATTCTCGCCACGTCAGCGACGACATGATGAAAGCACGGGGGAGGCCCGGTGGGATTTGAGCACCCGCCGGGTCTCTTTTTTTGCGTTGCAATACGCACACGAGGCCCCTGATTTCCTGCGTCCGACCCGCACGCCGCGGCCTACCGGACGCACCACCGCAGCCTCCGGCCCGCAAGCGCGGCCTACCGAGAACGGCGAGGTAACAACCTCCACTTCTCAATACAATGTCCGATTATTCCGCGAGCCTCGACATTCCGGCTCATTTCAAACGACAGTTCTCCACAAGCTGGGACATGGTTCTCCAGCAGCAGAATCAGAAATTCGCCAACGCCGGCATGACCGCCGCCGACTGGACCGCCAAGGATTACATCTGGCAAGACCTTGATGTCGTCCTCGCCCGTGAAACCACTGGCCAACGATTCGGCGACACGAACCCGCAGGAAATCTCCGGCGGCGCTCGGCGCGGCTCCATGCGCAACTTCGACATCCCTGTCACGCGTGACAAATGGGACAACCAGTGGCTCGAACGGCAGGCGATTCCTGACGGTGATGTCATCAGCACCATGAAGGCTGCGGCCAACCGTCAACTCGACGACGTTTTCATCGCGGCCGCCATTGCCGACGCTGTGGGCGGGCCGGACCCATACACCACGGCCATCCCACTTCCGGCAACCAGTCAGATCGCCGTTGGGTACGTCGGGCCTGGCGAAAGCGCCGGTGACAAAGGCCTGACGCCCTGGAAGATCCTTGAGGCAACCACGCGTTTCGAGACTGCCGAAATCGACCCCACGCAGGAAGAGATGTACCTCGCCATTTCTCCGCGGCAGAAGATCGAGCTGGCCTCATTCATCGCCACCAGCCCGAACGACTACTGGGCCGAAATCATCGGCAAATGGCTGGCCGCAGACAGCATGGGCACGCCCGCCAAGCTGATGGGGTACAACGTCATCATGACCAACCGCCTGCCGTTTGTCACAGCCACCACCACCCGGACTTGCGTGGCGTTCACCCGTCGCGCCTTTAAGGTCAGCCCAATCATCCAGACCCTGACCATCGACCGCCTGCCCATGAAGCGGAATGCCATCCAGTTCTTGAGCCAAATGGCATTCGGCGCCATGCGCGCTCTGGATCCCGGCGTTCAGCTGGTTGCCTGCAAGCAGTCGTAATCCACAGCACCCAAACCAGTAACCATCCAATATTATGGCCAACGGATTCTCCGACATCTCCACAGCCCAACGCAACCCCGGCCGCCTTGTGGTCATTCCGGGGCAGCGACTCTTCAGCCCGGTCAAACACGCCCGGTTCGAGGTCACACTGCTCGGAAACGAGGTTGCCAACGAGTGGCACGAGCTTTGCCAACGCCTCACGGAAAGCGGCTACCAGATCATTCCAGAGCAGTGCCGAATCCGGCACATCTCCGGAACGTATTCTCTGGTGAGCAAGCTTCAGCGAGTAAACGCGGCCGGGACCGCGACCGACATCACCGCCGGACTCACGCACGCCAACGGCACCGCCGCCAGTTCGCTGGCATTTGCCGCCACAGCAAACACGGAGCCAGCCGTCCTGAGTGACACGGATTCGCTCCGGATTCAGTTCACGACCGTCACCACGACCAATGCCGCAGCCAAGTTCGTCGTCGAGCTTGCCTTCCGCACCGTCGAAGCCTGACCGCAGCAGGGTGCCCCGTTTGACCAGCGGGGCACCCTGCCCTTTTTTCCCGCATGACGACGCCCACCGAACTCTGCAACATGGCGCTGGCCCACCTCGGGCAGGCCAGAATCTCCGACTACTCCGAGCGGTCCCCGGCAGCGGAGCATTGCAGAAGGGCATTCGACCACACGCGCCGGCTGTGCCTGCGGGACTATGACTGGAATTTTGCCATTCGCCGCGCCCTCCTGACCGCCGCAGAGGCCGCGCCCCCTTTTGATTGGGGTTATGCGTACCCACTCCCGGAAGACTGCCTGCGCGTTCTGAGCGTCAACCAGCGCCCCGGAGGCACCCGACTGACCGATTACGCTGTAGAGGGCCGCAGCATCCTGACCAACTCCGCCGAATGCCGGGTGCGGTACGTGGCCGACGCCATTGACGTGACCGATTGGGACAGTGTCTTCTGTTCCTACTTCGCCTACAGGCTCGCCGCAGCAATCGCGCCCAGCCTCCGGCTCGACCCGCAGGCTGGCCAGCAAATGGAGCAGATGGCCGCCGCCATCCGCGATCAGGCCCGCGAGGCCGACGCCGTGGAGAGCCAGCCCCGCGTCACCCGG